CTCCTAGGTCCCGCAAACGGCTGGCCTTCTTGGCTGGCCGTTTTCACTTTTCATCGCAACTGCGATGGGTTGTGTATTGCTGGACTTAAAAGGATCCTATTCTCTCTAGGCTAGTCATGCGTCTTAGCGACCTGCTAAGACGGTATCTCATGACAACCTCGGACCACCACCCTCACCGGGGGGCGGTCCCAAAACACTGATGTGCTGTGAAGCACATATTGCGGGTGGAGCATTCCCACTAATCCCACTCGCTTCCTTTGGAAAGAAGCGATAATGGCATTACCCTTTACCGGGCCAACTAGAGTGACTCCTGTCGCTACTAGTTCTAGGTACATTCAGATCGACAAGTGGAGGCAGAAAAAGCCTTATACGCTACCCATGAATTACATGCGGGTTGACCGCAGGACACTCATGAATTATGCGTTAAACACTACGACATCTGCGTACGGAAACATGTTGAACTGGGGTATAGGTTCAAATTCACCGCACGGCCCTTTCTTTCAGGGCAAGACCTGGGCACCAGGCGAGGCGTTAATCACTTCAACCGTGCAAACGGCTAGAGCAAGATTCGTCTCGAAGATGCGAGGTGACACAGGGGAAACCCTGCTTAACCTTGTGGAGCGCAAGCAAGCGATAACGATGATGACCAAACGGTCACTTCAATTATTCACTTTCTGTAACGCTCTACGTCGTTTAAGGTTCGACGACGCAGCAACTGCGTTGGGCATCAAGAGGAGTGATCCTCGGATGAAGAGCGCGAAACTCCGTAGGAGTTCACACGCTTTTGCCAACAACTATCTGGAGTTCCATTTCGGTTGGAGCCCACTAGTGAACGACATCTATAGCGCCGTCAAGATCTTACAATCTGACGTCCCCAGCGGTGTTATTAAAGGTCGCCATAAGGACAGGATCAACCCCGGTGTAATAACCGCGGCTGGCCCCTACGAATGGGCGAACTACACTCACGATACTATCGTGCGAGCGCTGGTGCAAGCTGAAATCCGGATTACAAACCCGAATCTCTACTTGGCTAATAAGCTGGGCCTCGTAAACCCAGTCTCTGTCGCGTGGGAAGCAATTCCTTTTAGCTTTGTCCTTGGTTGGTTCGTCAACGTGTCCGATTTTCTCGGATCGTGGTCGGAACAATTTGGGGTTGAAGTTATAGAACCGTTTTACACGGTTCACGTTCAAGACAGATATGGCTACGAAAGCCGCTACCCTAATGCACCCTACCCGGGTGGACAGGTGCAGCGTGTGGACGCAATTGCCAATTCCACCGTGCGAACGCGCGGGCTACCATCGGTAGCACTTGTCTGGAGGCGTCCTTGGACGCTTTCAGTGCGGAGAGGTTTGGCGGCGGTCTCGCTATTGATACAGCAAGGCCTCAACCAACCCTCAAAACCCGTAAACCCGCCCCGGAACCGATTCACTCGGCTTCGGATACGTCAAAGCACTCGTGCTTGGACGGACCCTTACTCATCATCCTGATGAGTGAGAACACTCTCCTTTAAGGAAATCTGCCATGCCTAGCATTGCAAACGTGACAGTGAAAAAGAATGACGGCGTTACCGACCTCGTCTACACCTCGAAATCCCCCGCCGCCGGTGACACCGTCCCAGCGATCTGGAGGGCGGATTCAATCGGCACCGCTCCGAGCCACCAGCCTGAGTTTCGACTCACGGCACGGGAGGCTCAGAAAGGTGCTGCTCGTGCGCTCCGCAGTACATTCGTGTACCCGCAGATCGCCACGAATTCGACTACCACTGTGACCTCGGTGGTGAACAAGGCGATGGCCAGTACCGATTGGACGATCCCGAAGGGGATGTCCGCGGCTGACATCAACGAGTTCGCCACCCAGTACGGGAACCTGTTGGCTAGCACGCTCATCAAGAGCTGTGTTAAAGACGGATACTCCGCCTCCTAACCAACAGAGACCCTACACAGATGTCGAAATCCGCCTTGACACCAGACGTGCAAGACGTAGCCCTTAGCCTTATGGAAGGGCTTTCGTGTCCCCGGTCTGTAACAGTAGCGATACTGTTACGTGCGGGAGAGTGGGATCAATTAATGTCTCTCGAGACTGATCCTTCGCACTACTCATGCTCAGAGTCGTACTTTTCAGCCGTCGCGTCAACGGACTTCCTTCGGAAGTTCCAAGACGTGCAGCTGGAGTGTGACCCCGAGGCCTCTGCCCTTAAAAAGTGGTGGTGGGCTGAGCGTGAGTGCTACAAATCTAATGAGAGATTGGCTCCTTTTCTATCTGAAAACGCCTCCCCTTACGGGATGGGCGATGATGTGGATGAGGCTGTACTCAACTTTGTTGTTGAGTGCCGTAAAGAAGTCGATCGATTGTTGGGTAGCAGGCCCCCGACGCTCCTTGAAGGGCGCTTCGGGCCAGGTGCTACGATGTCGGACAAGAGTCAGGCGAGTACCGTCCCTGACAAAATGTCCTCCCTGCCAACCTTGACACCTAATGCGTGGCCTCACCTGTTTCCCTGGTCGGGAACCATGTGGGCTAGTGCTTCGGCATCATTAGGGAACTCTCCATCTTTCATACGCGGAAACGCGTTCTTCTCGGTTCCTAAAACCGCACTTACCCGCAGGGGATGTGCGAAGGAACCATCAGTTAACGGTTTCTACCAGCTCGGCCTTGGCCGAGTGATGAAGAAGCGGTTGCTGTCGCGAGGTATTAATCTCGCGGAGGGACAAGACATCCATCGACTGCGCGCCAAAAGCGCGTCACGAGATGGACAGCTTGCAACGATCGATTTGAGTTCAGCCAGCGATACCGTTTGCGTCAACCTTGTCAAGTTGATGCTTAACCCTAAGTGGTTCGAGTTACTCGATTCACTTCGCTCACCGTACACCTTAGTTGGTGGAAAGTGGGTGCGTCTGGAGAAGTTCTCCAGTATGGGTAACGGCTACACATTCGAACTCGAGACTTGCCTGTTCGCTGCAATAGCGCACACGGCGTGCCGGGGAGAAGTGACCTATGGTCGCGACTTCCTGGTTTACGGTGACGACATCATTGTCCCCGTACGTTTCGCCAAGGATGTGATTAGTGCTCTGAAGTTCTTTGGGTTTACTCCTAATGAAAAGAAAACCTTCTCCGAAGGTTCCTTCAGAGAGAGCTGTGGTGGGGACTTTTTCGACGGTGTGGGGGTTCGCCCCTTCAGCCTAGAGAAAGACCCCGATGAACCACAAAAGCTCATATCCCTTGCTAACGGAATTAGGAGGATGGCTCGCCAAGACGGCGCTCCTCCTTCTCGTTGGCTCGGTCTTCGCCGTTCTTGGTTTAAGTGTTTGGATTTACTTCCACTCACTGTACGGCGTTGTCGAGGCCCTGAGGCTCTCGGCGACGTCGTTATCCATGACGAAGAGGATCGATGGGATACACGCTGGCGCGACAACTGCATCCGATACGTCCGCTGTTACCGACCCGCCCAGTACCGAGTAATCGGCTGGGAAGGTTGGGCACATGACGTCCAGATGGCAGCTGCGCTTTACCGAGTTTCTGTCACCCAGGAATCCCGAGATGAAAATGGCCTAACCTTTATCGCGAAGGCGAAAAGGCCAAACCATGGTCGTATCGTAACGGCTCACGCCGCCAAGACAGACCCATCTCTTGACCCGCGAGGGATCATTCCTAGGGATGGTGTGACAGGATACAAGGTAGGTTGGGTCCCCTTCTCGTGAGAGATTCGGACCGCAGGCTCGTGAGAGTCCTGCCAGATTGACCTAAGAGGTATCCATTCC